AAAGGTCAGAGAACAATGAAGAAAGTAATTTCTTTTTAGATTCATTTGTAGGAACTGAGTATGCAACAGACAATGGAAATACTACAGGATTAAACATAGCTACTTCAAATACTTGGAGAAGATTAAATGCAGCAAACTTGATTGACCTTCAAACCTCCTTTGCAAAATTATATGGTGGATTGGAAACAAGAGATTTAGCAATATCTATTCTTCATTATATGATGGTTAAAGACGGCTTGCAATTAAAGTATGGTTCTTTATTAAAAGCAATGAGTCCTTTTGTTATGGAAAAGTATCTTAATAATGTAAATACAGTTGAACTAGCATTAAAAGGAATTATACCTTATGAGAAAGCATTTGGTATAACAAAAGAAGAACTTATAAAAGAATTTAAAGAGGGTTACCTAGAATCTAATCCAACAGGACCTATACTACGCAACTATAAGACAAGCGATGTTGAGTATCTTCCTGTTGAAGAAGTAGTCTATATCAAAGATGAAATGGAAGACAATGGTAAAATGATTGATTACTTTAGATTAGACCTTAGTGATGCTATGTCTAAAACATATAAACTCTTTAAACGTGATGAGGAAGCAGATGTTGTAGATGGAAAAGTTGTATATAGATTAGTTCCATCAATGGGATCTAACCAGCAATTTGCTGCCGGTTTTGTAGGTGGTCCAAGATTAACATATATTCAGACAAGAAATATTAATAGTAATACTCCAGTTAATGATGTTATTAGATCAGAACAACCAATACAACAAACTGATGAAGCTGGTGCAAGCGTTGGTGTTAGTGCTGTAGAAACACAACAAAAACAAGATATATTAAGAACTCCAGGTGCAATTATTGAAGTTACAAATAACAGTGTAGAGGTAAAAGAAAATGATGAACAAGCTAATACTAATATAGCAGACACAGCAAAAGCACTTGAAGCCTTGTCAGATTTGACAGCAAGTGGTACCTTTGATGAAGTAGCTAATGCTGAAATGGAGAATAACTCACAGACCTTAGATACTAGGACTGAAGAACAACAAAGTCAAGAAAACCAATTAAAGCTAGATTTAGCTGAGTCAGAAGAAATGAGTGAGGTTGTAAGTCTTGAGAAATGGTGGTCTGATAATGTTGCTGGTAATACAGAAGCAGAAAAGAAAATGAGTGAACAAGGCATAAACTCTTTGCAAGATGCTATGTTTGCATATGGAGATTTGTTTTCACAAACAGAGCTTGGAGAACAAGAACTAATAGATAGACTTAAATGTTTACTATAATAAAAAGATAAGAAATGGCTAAATGTTATAATAGAAATGATCCGGGATATCAAGCATTAAAAGATGTTTATAAGTCTGATTTACGTACTTCTCAAGTTATTAGTAATTGGCAAGAAGTAAATGAATCTGATATTTTTCCAAGTCCTGTTCAAGCTAAAGCAATGGTTTCTGATCAAAAGATTGCATTTAGTTTACAACAAAAAGATTTTGGTAAAGCTGTGCTTGATAATATAAGAAGAGAAAAAATTGGAAGCAGGTTGGCGGGACAGTTTCTTATAAACAATTCTAATCCTGATACCTTACTATATGATGAGTCTTTTTTGCAAAATAATTTAAAAAGATTTTATAGGTATTTAGAAATTAATAATATACCTGAGTCAGCTTTTAGTGTAACCAGAACAAAACAAAGCTATAAAATAGAAGCAATTGATAGTGTATTTAGTAGAAGAGATTTATTAGAAAAATCAAGATCATGGGATACAAATAGATCAAGAGCTGTAGTGATGCATTTAAAAAGAATGTTTCCACAGGTTAATGTAAAAATGATATCAGTTGCACAAGCTAGAGTATTATTAGAAAGCTTACCAAAGTACAATACTAAAGATATAGGATTTAAAAATGTTAAGTCTTTTTATTATAATGGAGTAGCATACTTAATTAAAGGTAGGGTTACTGATGAAATAGCAATTGAAGAAATGTTGCATCCTTTTATAGATGCAGTAAAAATGGAAAATGAACAACTGTTTAATAATTTATTAGATGAAGCAGTAACTAATTTTCCTGAACTATCTGAGCAAATTAAAGATGCATACAATAATCAATCTAGAAATTTTAGTGAAACTGAAAGAGACCTAGAAATTGTAACGCAAGCTTTAGCCAGACACTTCAAAAAAGAATATGAAAGCAAACCAACAAAAGGTTTCTTAAATGCAATTGGTGAATTATTAGAGTGGTTTAAAAGTGTTATAGAGAACTTAAGCATTTATCTGACAGGTAAACCTTTACCTGTGTCAGCTATAGTAGCTAGTACATCTATGAGTGATATTGCAAAACTGCTAAATACAGAAGGTATACAATTTAAGTTAGAGAAAAGGGTAAATGGAAATGTAAGGTATAGCTTATCAAAAGAAAAAGCATCTGAATTAAAAGCAATAAGAGCTAAAGCAAACCCTCTTCAAAGACCAATAGTAGATCAAATATTTAATTTAGCTCAGCTTTACGATGAACAAGTGCATCAGTTTTCTGCTTCTGAAAAAAATGCTGCTGCTGGTGATACACTGGTAATATTAAATGAAGAAGATCATGTATACTATAATCCAAATAAAACTAAGGATGTATATACATCAGCTACAACAGCTATCAAAGGAGTATTATCTCCAACTAAAGTAGTTGAACACAGGCTGAATCTTGAAATTGGTAATGAGGTAGATACTTTATTAGAAGGGGTTATTGGAAATTTAAAATTTAATGCTGCATATAAAAACCTAAAGACTAATAATATATCTAAGGAAAAAGCAAAAGAAGTATATGATACATTAGATTCTATAATAGAAAACTACCGTGAGACAGGATCACTTATTTTATCACAAGTAGTATTGTTTGATGAAGAATCAAAAATAGCAGGTATGGCTGATATTTTTATTATTGATGCAAAGGGTAAGGTTAGAATTTTTGACTTAAAGACAAGCAAGAATAACCTAGATGATGTAAATGATGATGGTATTAAAAAATATAATTTTCCATATTCATTAGGTAATGACAGTAAACTGATAGAACACGGTGTAACTAAGTTGTCTACAAGAGCACAACATAATCTACAAGTAGCTTTATACAGAAGAATGACTGAGAATATGGGCTATGAAGTTGCATATGATGAGTTTGCTATGGCAACCATACACTTCCATGTAGGTGTTGATGGAAAAGGTGTTGATCAAGTATTTAATGGTGAAATAAATTATGATAGAATTGAGCCACATCCAATAAGCACACAGTTAGATAAAGTAAACAAATTAATACCTATATCAAGAAATTCTGCTAAGAAAGATTCTTTGTCCAAAAAACAACGTGATGCATACAATGCAAGGTGGGATGGTAAAAATGAAAAGACAGAAACAACAGAGCAAGATAAAAAGGATGCAGAAGGCTATACAGAATATAATATTCATGCTGGTCTACTAGAAGACTATATGGGTAAACTAATTGCTAAGAGAGATCTTATACCTTTAGTAAAGAATAGTATTTACATTCAGTCTACACAGCAGAAAGAGATTGATCAGATATCAAAGACCATTGCATATATTGCAATTGCATTGTCTGAAGATGCCGGAAAACAATCAGTTGTTTTATCTGAAGTATTACAGGATGCATTACAACAAATAAAAGAATTTAGGGCATATATGGAAGACCCTAACAACATTGATAAGCCTGAGTATTTATCATATGCATTACACTTTGAAAAATATCTAGAAACATTTAAAGGTCTATATGAGTTAACAGATTTAATTGGTTTAAATAATACACAGAAAAATTTAATTTTATCATTACAAACTCAGCTTAATGCACTAAGTGGGTCTAAATCAAACAGAGGTATTGTTGACAATGCGTTATATGATTACGTTCAAGAGCAAGTAAGACAAAAGTCCAGTAATAATTATGGTGGTGAAGGAAGTTACTTTACTAAAGAGGATCTTGATTTGGTCATGGAATTTGCTGCAGATATTGATGGAGTAGAGTATCAGACTAGAGACATGGATACATCTGGAGATGTTTTACTTGGTGTCATGGCTAAAATTAGAAAGATACAAACACAAAAATTATTAGATAAGGTATCACAAAGAGAAAGTATAATTAGAGCTGCAGGGCAAAAACTAGTTAAACTTAATCCTGGTATAGATTTAAAGGATCTTTATAATTTTATGCTTGAGTTTGTAGAAATTGATGGAGAACAAGTGTTTAGTGGACAGTATGTAAAAGCATTAAGTCAAAAATATAATATAAAACAAGATAAATTAAGATCTGTTTTATCAGATAATGAAGGTACTTGGTATGAGTATAGACCGGTATTTAATTTAGAAGAAGCCTTAAAAACAAAGCAGGGCAGAGAAGATCTTAAGTATAACATAGACTTAGCTAATAAGAAAAGAGCATACAGTGATTTTTTTCAAGCAGAAGATAAAGATGAAAATGATAAGTTAATTGATGGGATGTACCATAAGTATACTCAAGAATTTAAAAATGCAAGAGCTAAATATGAAGTTTGGAATCCTGGAACTGAAGCAGCTACAAGGGGTTATTGGCAAAAAAGAGAAAACGTTCCACATGCAGAATGGATTACATACCGTGCTAGGTACTTTGATAGAAAGCCTTATACAAAGGCAAACAGGGTAAACGATACACCGGATGGTACAATTCAGATTGTGGGAGAAGAGTTTGATGCTGTAAGACCAGAGTATGTAGAAGCAGTACTAGAGCCAAGAAACGGTGACAGCATGACTAATCCAAAATACAAAGATATTATGGATCCTAGTAAAACAGATGCGTTATCTATTGCACAAAGAGAGTTTTATGAAATGTATGTAAGTATGTTTGAAGAAGACCTTCTTAAAAAAATACCTATTGGTATAGCAGCTGACATGTTAGGAAGAGCACCTTTAGTAATGAATAGGTTATTAGATCAAGTGTCTAATAAAGGAACGTTATATAGTAAAATGTACGCTAAGGCTGCCCGTACTAAGGCCTGGAATATGTTTAAAACAACTCAGCAGCAAAAAAACATACAAGTAGATAATCAGGGTTATATAATAAATCAACTTCCAATATACTATACAGGTAAACCAAGAACAGATGAAGAAAGAGCTAGTGTTCAAAAAGATATTGATATATTAAAAGGTCAATACAAAAAGAACAAAATAACAAGAGATCAATACAAAGCTGATATTGCTATTTTAAATGGTAAGATGTCTAAGCTTATGTCTACTCCGGCATTGGGTCAAATAGATACAGATATGGCTTCTAGTTTACTTAAGTTTAGTGCAATGGCAGAGAACTTTGAAACAATGGGTCAAATTGATGATACATTAAATGCTTTTGTTAAAGTTATTGAAGAGAGAACATATACACCTGCTCCGTCAGCTGGATTAAACTTAGTTAGTAGAACAGCTAATAAGGTAATATCTAACATAGGTACTAAAGTTAATAGAACAGAACAACAAAAGAATGTTGTAAGAAGAGCTAAAAAGTTTATGTCAATGGTTCATTATGATAATGAATTAGTAACTAAAGGTGCATTTGATAAAATAGCTGATGGTATTATTCAGTTTTCTTCTTTATCATATGTAGCATTTAACCCGTTTGGTAACTTTAATAACTACTTAATTGGTAGACTAAACAATAATGTAGAAGCATTAGGGGGTAGATTCTATTCTCAAAGTGCATTTAAAAGAGCAACGTGGGAATTTAATAAAAGAGCCCTGCCCGCATTAGTACAAAGAACATCACACGGAGGTGCAGAAGATTTACTTGACGTAGTTACATTAGGAGTAATACCCGGATTAGCTAAGGCAGATTATAATAAAAAATTGCCTAATAATAAATATGAGGCTTTTGTTGACAGATTTAGAATGATGGATAACATGGCTGATCTACGTGAACAAAGTTCTGCTACTGATGGAGGTAAAAGCTGGTTTGATAGAGCAACTGAATGGGGTTATATAATGCAGGATGCTGCCGAGTATAACTCTCAAACTAAAGTTGGAATGGCTATTTTAATGGATTACATGATAGAAGATGAGGGAGGTAATGCTTTATCTTTATATGATGCTTTTGAATATGATACAAAAACTCACAGCAACATTTTAAAACCAGGATATAAGTTTCTTATTAAAAGAGATGGTACAAAGGTTGAATGGAATGATGATATGAGATATGAGATAAGAAATGAAATTAGAGAAGTCAACAAGCAAATTCACGGTAACTATGCTAAAGACGATAGAATGGTTTTACAATCTCATACTTTAGGAAATCTTGCTGTTCAGTTTAAAAAGTGGGTAGCTCCTGCAATTAGAGCAAGATATCAAAGAGAATATTTTGATCAAAACTTAGGATGGATGGAAGGTAGATATAGATCTGCTTTATCATTTATAAATTATGCAATGAAAGAAGTTTTTGTAAATCAGAATACTCATTTTAAAACAATGGGTAAAGATTATATGGATGCTCAAGTAAACTTTTATAGTAATGAAAAGTATGGTGTAGATAGAAAGTATGGAGAAGGAGGTAACATGGATCAAAGAGCTAAGAATAAACTATTTGGTTTTTATAGAACTATGGGTGAATTAGGAATAATGTTTAGTGTTATGTTTACCTCAATGATACTTGATAAAATTTTAAGAGGAGATGACGATGATACTGATTTTGAAAAAAGACTTAAGAACTTAACAAGATACCAGGCAGATAGAGCTTATAAAGAACTAGTATTATTTATGCCTTCTTTTGCTGGTGCTAAGCAGATTGATCAAATGGCAAACTCTCCTATTGCTTCTGCTAGGTCTGTAACAGAAATGTCAGAATTTTTAGAAATGTTTATTGTTGGAAATGCTAGATATGGTTTATCAAAATTAACCGGTAATGAAGAAGAGTTTTTATCTAATTCTACATATGTATATCAAAGAGGTGATAGAAAAGGAGAATTTAAAGTTCACAAAAACTTTAGAGATGTATTCCCAATAGTTTATTCAATACAAAAATGGAAATCCTATATTAAAAATGCTGATTTCTATATTAAATAAGACAAATTAACAGGTTTAAATCTGATAGATGACATATAATTTACTTATATTATAGTATACAGGCTAAGATGTATAGTGTAAACTATGAAAAGATTATTATTATTATTAATGTTAGGAATGGTTTCATCTTGTGGAACATATAATATATCCACAACATATAAAATTAAAAGTATTTTAACTATAACAGAAAAAGGAGATACTCTTGCTGTTCCTGTTAGAGACTTTAAATTTAGAATATTGCGTCAAGATGATCCTTTTAGATATCAGTATAGACAAGAATGGCAATATAGAAATTGGAGTAGATATTATATTCCAAACATTAATGTGAGAAATACATACAGTCCTCCTGTAATGCACACGAGACCGGTAACAATACCAATAATTAAACCAGTAAAGCCAGTAAAAGTTGTTGCACCCATAAGAGTACAAAAGAAAATTAAATTTAACAATGACAACTAAACTATTCATAGTGAGCATAACAGCATTCTGCACGTACTTATGTACGTACTTTTTTGATTTATCAATGGAAAACATGGAACAATACCTGGCGGTTTGTTCAGTATTATGGTTAGATGGAATCTTTGGGGTTTGGGCAGGCTGTAAAAGAGAAGGCTTTAAAACATACAAAGCATTAAGAATTACCAGAAACACTTTTGTTTGGGTAGCTATCCTGACAGTAGTCCTTATGGTAGAGAAAGGATTTAATGGTACAGGTTGGTTATCAGAAGTAGTTGTAGTTCCTTTTATGATCTTACAACTTATAAGTGCTTTGAAGAATGCTTCAATGGCAGGCTTAATAAAAACAGAAGAACTCAATAAAATTCTAGATAGAATTGATAATCACAAAGGACTTAGAAAATAGAGTCCTTTTTTAATGAGTCAATATATTTAGCTCTATCATATTCATCTTGTATTGAATCTTGCTTAGTATAGATAATAAGTTTTCCTTCATCAACATACCAGTCTAATACATCCGGGTCTTTATCAGGATTATACTGTGGCTTGCAACCTAGGCAAACCAACAGTAATAATAACCTAACCTTCACAACTACTACATTCTAAAATGTTTCTTGCAAAATCTTGTGCACTACTCTTACTAAATTGATAGTATAAAGTTTTGACACCTTCTTCCCAGGCGTACATGTATAGTTGATTGATGTGCTTGGCAGACACAGATGGATCAATCATTAAATTTAATGACTGTGACTGATCAATATACTTTTGTCTCTGTGCTGCTTGTAATACAATCTCTTTTGGTGATATTTCAACAAATGATTTAAATACTTTTTTTGTAGGAAAATCTAAGTGTTGAACACTACCATCTTTCTTTAAGATAGATTTCCAAGTTTTGTCTGTATTTAGACCGTACTTCTCAAGCTCCTCTTCTAAAAACGGGTTCTTATAAATAGTCTTAGACTTAGCAAGATCCTTAATAAAGTAATTAGACTTGATAGGCTCTATACCCATAGACACAGCACCGTGTATAAATGAACTAGACTTAGTAGGAGCAATGGCCATAAGAGTGGTGTTAGCATACCCTTCTCTAAGAGACGTGTATCCATACTCATTATGCAACTCTCTAGAAGCAATCTCACTTCTATCTTTAAGTGTTCTAAAGATTTCACTGTTCAATCCTTTAGCTTGCAATGAGTCAAACTCAAGAAGCTTTGATTGAAACAAAGAATGATATCCTAACACACCAAGACCAATTGCTCTATGCTTCTCAGCAAAGTTAAACGCTCTCTTCATGCCCGGCATAGTCTCAGACTTAATAATGAATTCATCCATTACTGCATTTAAGAAATACACATATGTTTCAATTGCGTCAGTCTCTTTTATCTGGTCCCAATGTAATAGGTTAATAGAACCTAAGCAACATACAAAAGAGTTATAACTATCAGTAGGAAGCTGGATTTCTGAACATAAATTAGATGCTGTAATTTCCAACCCAAGTTCTTTGTAAGGAGAGTTGTTATTAGAATTATCTTTAAACATAACATAAGGAAATCCAAACTCACTTCTGTTCTGAATAATCTTAGCCCATACCTTACGCTTACTTTTATCTCCTTCTTTCATTTCAGTCATCCATTGATCAGTAACTGTAACACCATACTGTAAATTTTGTATAGGGTTACCTTCTGTACCAATATCTAAGAACTCTAAGATATCCGCATGCTCAACTGGTAGGTATACTGCACAAGCACCACGTCTAGCCTCAGATTGCTTGCATACATCTACTACAGTATCATATATCTTAGCGTAGTGCACTGGACCATCAGCAAAACCACCTGTAGATATTTCAGTTCCTCTTGCTCTAATGTTGCCAATAAAAGCACTTGTACCTCCCCCATATTTACTCATCATTCCAATCTCACGACCGGCATTTAAAATACTATCTAAGTTATCATCAACGTTAGATCCATAGCAACTTATAGGTAAACCCTTTTGTTTACCAAAATTAATCCATACAGGAGTAGACAAAGAGTAAAACCCTCTTGCCATATAATCCTCAAACTTTTCTGCAAAGCCTTTTATATTCAAATACTTTTCTGCTTTAATAGCAATGTCTTTGATTCTTTGTTCAGGGCTTTCTGATATATACCCTCTTGATAAAAATGTGCGGCTGTCTTCATTCAGCCAGTAATACTTATTATATTCCATTATTGTTGGTTTATTAGAATAAGTCATCAACTGTGATGCTCTTACTTTTTTTATTATAGTCTACACTCTTTTTGTAAAAGAAGTCTCCTTCTTTGGTTCCAGTTATCTCAATATCAAACCATTCTACTGCTTTTAATATTTCTTGATCAACTTCAAAGATTGGTTTCATACCTATCTTTTCTAAAGAGTTGTTGAATCTGTTTCTTATAAAATGTTGTATTGTTTCTTTAGGTAGAAAACTAAGTTCTCCTTTCTCAAAGATCCAATCAAGTATACCACACTCTGCACTATAAGCTTTCATGCATGCAGAGTAGATCAAATCTTCAAATTCTTTATCAAACCATTCTGGATTTTCTCTTTTGATTATGTTAATTAACTCTGCTCCAAAGTTACCATGTATTTCCTCTTCTTTACTAGTAGCCTCAACAACATTAGATATACCTTTAAGTACATTCTTTTCTTTGTTAAAGCTCATCATAATCAAGAACTGACTAAACAAGCTTACGTGCTCTATAAATAAAGAGAATAGCAATACAGATTTAGTATACATTTTATTGTCTCTAGAACGTGTACCATCTAAGTACTTCTTTAAATACTTTAGTCTACCCTCTATTGCAGGTACTTCAACTACTGATTGAAATTCTTTTTCTAATCCTAGTATTCTAAGTAGCCTAGCATAAGCATCTTTGTGTCTTACTTCTGACTCAGCAAAAGTAAAGCCTACATCACCTACTTCTGTGATTGGCATTCTCTTATAAAGATCTCCCCAAAAAGTTTTTACATTTACTTCTATTTGAGCAATTGCAAGCATTGTCTTTTTAATGACATCTTTTTCTTCATTTGATATAGTGACTTTAAAGTCTTGTATGTCTTCTGTAAAATTAAATTCTGTATCAATCCAGTAGGAATGCCTAATTGCGTCTTTGTATGCTAATAGTTGTGGATACTCATAAGGCAGTATGTTTACTCTGGGTTTAAAGATGTCTTTGTTCATAAGGTTATTTATTAAGGATTAAAAAGCCCCATTCTCAAAAAGAAAATGCGGCCACTGGATGTATTTAATTTACTAAATGTAACTGAGATATAAAAGAGAACTATCACTTTTTATAGACCATTATATTTATTTTAACTAAGTTAAAATTTGTATATTGTTATCAGTAAGCAACACAAAGATAAGATTTATATATCTTAATCAGTTGGTTAAGTGACACAAAATTTGTATATTATTCATATAGTACTTTTAAAAAACTAATTATGTTTAAAAAAATCATACATGTCATTTGGACATACAGCTTACAAGATTCTTGGAGAGCTGTTTGGTCAAAGACTACAATTGATGAGAAAGCTGAAAAGACTTTACTTGAAATTGTAAAAAGATATAAGCTCACAGCTAATGAATTAGCTGATGTAGGTAGAGCAATTAAAGAGGTTGGCAATCAGTTAGGTCATGTACCTAAAGCAGTTGCAGGTAAAACTAAAAAAAGAGCACCTAAAAAAAAGGCAGTTAAAAAATGAGACAAATTTGTTTGTTAATACAGTGGGTCACAAAAGGTAAAGTCTGTTTAGGACATTGCCGTCAAGGACTTTGTAAAAAAACTAAAAGTAAAATATAATGGGTGATTGGCAATTAGAAATAGCATTTCATTGGCCACATAATAGATTAGCATTAGGATGGGAGTTTATACAACCAGATGCTGAGTTTGATTATTCAACAGTGAAAGTGTACTTATTCTTTGTAACGTTTACATTGGATATATAAATTAAAATAAGATGGCAAAAAAAAGACCGTGTTTACCAAAGCAAAAAATATCTAGGCAAAAAAGCAAGATGTTATTAAGAACAGGTGGTGAATTAGAAGACATGATGCTAGGTTCAGTACAAGAAAAAATGCGCAAGGGTGTTGAAACAGAAAGAGTTGTACAAGGCAGAGACGGAAAGTCAAAAAAACAAAAATATAAAATGGGCGGCTGGTCCTATGATGGTAAATAAGATATGAATATTTTAACTGACATATTAAGTTTAATTAGACAAGGAAAATACTCTAAAGTAGCAGAAAAGAATGATGTGCTAGTATTAGGTAAATGGAATGAGCAACCTGATATGACTGGTGTAGCATCTCCTATACCTTATAAAGCAGTTAAATTAATTAAGATATCAGACTTTAAAGTTGAAGGAGCAGGATGTGATCATAAAAACACACCGGAGGTTCCTAAAGGAGATACTGCAACTGTATATCAAAAAACAGAAGTTGATCCTGACACAGGTGAATGTACTGTTTATTTCCGTACACTAAAATCTATGAGCCCTAATTTAACTTTGGCTCAGTCAGCTGATGATAATTATGTAGAAATTGATACAGAAGGAGAACCTAATTTAGCAGCTAATGTAGGATCAGGACTTGGTATATGGAAAGACAAAGTAGGGGAAACTCTAAACTTTAAATCTTTATTGGCAGGTTCTAATATTACTTTAACTGAGACAACAAATGAAATAATAATCAATGGTGTTTCATCTGGTGGTGTGACTTATACCCTTTCAAGTGCAGGTCAAACAACTGGAGGACCTCAGCATGTAAACTTAAAACTTGATGGTTCAGATGGATCATTAAGCAATGTAAAGCTTTTTGCAGGAAGTAATGTATCAATAACAGATAATGGCTCAAATGAAGTAACAATATCTTCTGGTGGTGGTATGACTACCTTTAATGTATATGATGAAAACCCAGGTGGAGCAGGTCCAGGTTTTTCTGTATCTGAATCAGATAATGTTTTAATGTGGGGAAGCAATGGTGTAGAAGTTATAACCGGTGTTCCTTTAGGTACAACAGCTAATCCTAAGTCTGTGGCTATGGGATTATCTCATTACTATGAGGCATATGTATCTCAAGTAACTCAGCTAGGTAACAGTGCACCTACAGAGAATGTCATTTATAATGATACAGGAAGAACCTTATCATGGTCAAGACCTAGCGTTGGACGCTATACTGCAACTTGGTCAACATCAGTTGATCCAAGTAAAGTGACTATAAACATTGCACAAGTATTTAAAAATCATCCAAACATTGCTAATATTATTGGTGTAACTGGAAATAGTTTTACTATCACTACTAATTTAGTTGAAAACACAGCTATAGCAGATGATAGTATTTTACTTGATACACCATTAGAAATAAGAATATACCCTTAAACTAAAAAGATGAGTGATAAAAAACCTAAAAAGAAATTTAAAGATACTAAAGTAGGACAATTCCTTACAAAGAAAGTCCCTAGTATACTTGGTCTTGCCGGGGAGTTACTTCCTGATGCAGGTGTTTTAGGTATGGTTAAATCTTTAATAGAAAAAGAACCAGCTTTATCTCCAGTAGATAAAGAGACTGCTTTAAAGTTATTAGAGCAAGATATGGTTGAAATGCAAGAAGTAAGCAAGCGTTGGGTTAGTGATATGAGTTCTGATTCTTGGCTTAGTAAAAATACGAGACCAATGACCTTGATATTTTTAACTATATCAATGGTGATATTTATGCTGTTGGACAGTTCTGAAATTGACTTTAAAGTAGACTCAGTATGGGTAGACCTATTAAAGTCATTATTAATAACAGTATATGTAGCTTACTTTGGTTCAAGGGGAGCTGAAAAATTTAAAGCAATTAGTAATAAATAAATTAAAAATGATGAAAAAGAAATACGGAAAAGGTGGTACTAAAGGTGATGGAGATGCTTTTGTACCAACAAATAGAATGAAAATGGATGTATACTCTAGAGGTGGTGGTCTATTAGGCTATATGGCAGGTGGTGATGTAACTAATGTATATGACAGTTTACCAAACAAAAGTGACAATCAACTTGTAAGAGAGCTTGATGCTAAAGAAAGTACTTTTTTTAGACCTAAGTTCAAAACAGAACAAGACAGAAAAAATATTGCTAGCATGAGAGCCCTTGGGTATGGTGGTAGTAGTAAATCTAAAAAGAAATAATCATGGCAAAATCATTACCAATAAAAAAAGAAGTAACTAATGGTTACTATAACCCTACATCTATTCCACAAGCTATACAGCAAAAAAAGAATAGAAAAAAGGTTGAAGCAAGAATTAAATTAGCTAAAAAAACAAGTTTGAATCCGAAGCAAAAGTCTACCAGAGCTAAAGAGCCGGTGCAGTCTGCTGCTTTTAAAAAAGGATACTGCAAATAATAAAATAAAAAACAATGGGTTCACTACTGCAAGACGTAATTGGATTATTTTCCAAAAAGAAATACGCACCAAAACCATATGATCTTAATACAGATGGTAAGGAAGATTACTTAATTCTATCAACTAAACAAGATAGTAACTTAAATGTTATGGCATATTTGCCAAAACTAGAACAAGAATTAATCTCTATATATGATCTTGCAGCTGCTATTGGTGCCGGTACAGATACTACATATGATTATAGTAGTACACAAAGTGGACTTGATGTAGAATTAATACTTACAGGATCAGATGCAAGCACAGATATTGTAAAGCTTGTTGCTGGTGCTAATATTACTCTAACTGATGATGGTTCTAATGCTATAACTATAAGTAGTTCTGATGAGTTTGTTGGAACTGTTACTAGTATAGACGCTGATACTAATGGAAATGCAATTGCAGTCTCTGGAGGTCCTGTTACAACTTCTGGTATTCTTACATTTAATTATTTAGGTAATGCAACTCAGTATGTTAATGGTGCTGGAGACTTAGAAACCTTTCCCCAATTATTTACTGGTTGGAGAATTAGTGATGGTTTTGTAACAGGAACTGTAGAAAGCAATGAAGCAGTTGTTTTTGAAGGAGGAACAAAAATGGGTACTACACTATTAATAGCTGGAGGTAACCCGGAAAAAATAACTATTACTCATCTTGATACAACTAGAGTTGATAATACAACTGCTATATCTCCAGCATTTGGTGATACATTCAGTGTAATAAAAAGCATAACTCAAGATGCAACTGGTCACCCTACAGAAATAGAAATTTCAGAAATCACTTTACCAACACCTGCAGCAGGAAGTAATACTACATATGATTTAAGTGGTCAAGCATCTAATGTTGATGACTATGCAATAGCGTTGAATGGTTCTGATGGTTCATTAGATAAAGTAAGTCTTGAAGCTGGTAATAACATTACACTAACAGATCAGGGCAATGATACAGTACAAGTTAGTGCTGTCATTCCTGCTTTTCCAACTCATGTAACGTCATTACAAGGTTTATCCGGAGCTCTTAATTTAGTGGCTGGAGCTAATATTACAATATTTGATGACGGAATAAATAACATTACTATATCAGCATCTGGCGGATCAGGTTCTGTTACTAGTGTTGGTTTAGCAGCACCATCTGCATTTACTGTTTCAGGATCTCCTGTAACAGGATCAGGTACTCTTACATTTACAGGTGCAGGTACTGCACAACAATATATAGATGGTACAGGGTCACTACAAACATTCCCTTCTGTAGGGACAGGGACAGTAACAGATTTTAATTGTGATGTAACCCCAGGTATAGCAGATGCAATAGTACCTTCTGTGGCAAATTCAACTACTACACCTTTTTTAACTTTAGATTTTCAAGGTGTGCCAGCTCAATATGTTAGAGGCGATGGTGTTTTAGAAACATTCCCTACTATTCCTGCAGCAGTACCAGTGATGACATCTACGGTAACTGGAACAGGTAAACTATGGGATGATACAGTACAACTTGAACCAGCTGAGGCAGTATCAACTGTTAAAGATAGAACATACGGTGTTCAATTTAATTCAGATGATCAATTAGTGGTAAACGTACCTTGGTCAGGTTCATCAGAAGATGTTAAGTTTAAAATAGATTCAGCAGATACTACAGCAGGATATTTTACTGATAAAGTAGTAATAGGTTCAGGTTTATCAGGTTCAGTTAACACCGGTGTAGGCGGAGAAAAAACATTAACAATAAGTGCTGTATCAGTTAATACAGTAACTAGTATTAAGGTAGGAAACACTACTACTTCTGGAATGTTTGAGTTTACAGGACCGGGCGTTACAATGGATACTAATCCTAATCCTCAACTAATTACTTTTGCAAGTGTACTAACTATAGGAGCAACAACAGCAGGTGATGCATTAGATGTTGCAGTAACAAATGATAGTAGTAATACAGGAGATAGTACTTTAGACTTTACATGGGCAGGTTTAGCTACAGATTATATAGATGGACAGGGTAATTTACAAGCATTTCCTTCTGTTCCAAGTGTAGTAACAATGACATCAACTGTTCTTGGTATTGGTAAATTATTTAGTGATGTTCAGCAATCACAAGCAGCACAGGCAGTAACTGAAGTAGAGAAAAGAACTTATGGAATTCAATTTAATGATAGTAATCAACTAGTTGTTAATGTACCTTGGACAAACTCATCTGCAGGATGGACATTAACAGGTGATATTGGAACAGGACAAGTTGTTGCTGATGGAGATACAGCTTTATTAGCAGGTGGTGTAGGAATTGCAACAAGCACTGTTGCTACAGATAAATTAACTATAGATTTAGAAAATACATCTGTTACCCCAGGGGTTTATACAAATGCTAATATTGAAGTTGATGCTCAAGGTAGACTTACTGCAGCATCAAATGGTTCAGGTGGTAGTGGAGTAAACTATACATCTTATGTTGCACGTTTCAGTCATCCTAAAGGAGGTGCAATTGCAATTCAAGAATTATCAAATGATACAGGATGTGAGTTCACTTGGCAAGGAGGAACAGCATTATATAAAATCCTTATACATGCACAAGGAGACCCAAATACAAGATGTGGTTCTAGTAAATTTCCGTGGGTTATGGCAAATGGTAGATCAGAAATAGTAGAAGGTGTACGTCCTGCAGAAATCTTTTTTAGAGAGTGGGAATTAACACCTACTGAAAATGCTGTTTATCTAGATTTTCTAGAAGAAGATTTTACTGGCAGCACTAAAGGAATATCTCAAGGTAATATAGAAATAAGATTTTACAATCCAAGAGAATTTGTCTAAATAAAAAATAAACAATAAAATAAAAAACAATGAGTGTTTATATACAAGAGGTCTTAGGACTATTAAAAAGGAATAAAAAGAAAAAGAAACTAGACAAAATGAGAGATCATTTTGAGTTTGGTAAGCTTTATCACACTAGTAATTTAAATACTGGTGCTGCTTATAACCCTAAGATGGAACCTTTTGTAGTAAAGTGGGGAGATCTAGTTTGTGAAGCAACAGAAAACTTAACCAGAACAAAACCGGGTGAAGGTAAACTTGGTTTTGTTCCTGTTTATACTACACCTGAAGGGTCATGTGCATGGGATACCTTAATGGATTCTATCATAACACAAAATGCTATAGGTGATACTATCAATATAGCAGGTGATTTATATGTAGAGGGTACAATAACAACTCCAACACTAACAGAAGACCGTATAGTTATAGTTGGTCCTGGAGGTGTATTAGAAGATGATCCAAATTTCACAATGGATGGAGTTACATTTACTGCATTAGTAAATGCTCAGCACGGTAGTTTAACTATGGCTACAGTACCTCCTACAACTACAACACTTAACTCTAATATTGTACTTAATGGACCAATAACCGATTCACAAGGAAATGTAGGTCAACTATCTCAAGTTCTTGTAGGTTTAGGTGACGGAAGAGTAATATGGTCAGATGATGATGTTGTAGAAGCTTTAACTTATGGAAGTCTATGGCAAGGAAATGTAAACAATTTAAAACAAGAGTTACCTATTGGAACAGCAGATCAGATTCTTATTTCTGATGGAGTAACTTTTTCTTGGGAAGACAATCCTGCAGCAATTGTAGGAGAGCAATGTGATATTTATAGAATACCATTATGGACACCTAACTCTAATACATTAGGTTGTTCTTTATTAATACAAGATGGTGATTCAGGTACTCCTGCTACTAAGATTACTAATGATGGCCAGTTAGTACAAACAAAAGAATTATTTTTAGATACAGTAGCGCAAGATGACACTCTTACTGAAGTATTAGTAAGAGATACAGGTTCATCTAATGAAGTTAAATTTAGAGATGTATCTACAATTGTACCTGCAGTAGGTTTTGATACTCTTCCAATGAGTCAAACTGCTGATTGGGATCAAGTATCAGGATATAGAAACGCCTTTATAAATTTAGAAGAAACAGCTTCTGCATCTTATAGAATTATAAAAGGAATGACACCATTAGAAGATGGTATGACAGGAGTAGTTATAGCAGAAAATGCTCAAACAGGGTCTCTTCTTCCAGATGGAGCAATAAGATTTGGTAATTGGGCTAACGGTTTAGCAAATGTAACTAATAGAGTTTCTTGGTATGAACCAACAATACCTCAGTTAGGATACAAAACTAGTGAATTACTATATGGTGAGTCAATTAAAATAAAATATCATTATTATGATGTTGATGCAGCAAACTCAGTATTATATTGGGAGTCATGTTGTAAACTTTATTCTGAAAATACATGCCCTGTAACAGCAGGAGCAACATATATTATAGATGAAGATACAAGTTTAACTAACACTATGGTTGTTATTGATGACGGTTATGGTGGATATGGTAATCTTTTTCAATTAGTAGGGCCAGGACCGTCAAATGGAGTATTCTCTTATGATACGGGAACAGGTTCATTTTTATTTACACCAGATGCTAACTGGTATGGTACAACAAGCTTTCAATTTCAAGTATTTGATGGGTATTGTACATCTAATATTTCTACTATTAATATAGTAGTTAACAGCGTAGTAGAGCCACCATTGTGGACATCTACCGATCCTGTAACTGCAAATACATATCCTAATTTAACAGGTAATGATGTATGGACATATAACTGGACAACAACAGATCCAGATCATCCATGTACTGATTTAACTTATACAATTACAGTTGACGGAGTTGAAATATTCCCTGCAGCTGGATCAAGTTGGTTATCTTTTGTAAATAATAATGATTGTACTGGAACATTATCAGGAACTTATCCTGCAGCAGGTGGAAATTATGTAGTTCAAATGATTGTTGAAGATCCAGATGGTCTAGTAGACACACAAACATTTACAATTGGTGGTTTAGCAGTAACTAAAGATACTTACTTTGTTACTTGGCATGACACTTCAGGATCTATGAATAGTACAATATTTCAAACATCACAAATATCAAGTGTTCCTGTTTTTTATACACAATCAACCGGTCAGTTTACAGGTACAGATCAGCTAAGACTATCTAATGGTGTAAATACAGCACTTGTATCTAATCCAAATGGTCTGACTAGCAAATCTTACTTATTGATTAGGGCGGGTATGTCAGTAACAGGTAGTGGAATTCCTCCTAATACTATAGTAGGAACTGCAAATATTGGTTCTCCTGATATATTCTTAGTAGATGCAACAACGGGTATTCAAACATTACAAAACACTAATAATGGAGATATAATTACATTTTCATTAACTGATGCAATGGTACTTGCAGATTATCAAGATCCTAATAACTTAAGAAACTTATTACAAGATTTTTATGCTGTAGGTCAAACTTTAGCACAGGAAATTGCAGCAGGTGTAACGCCTAATCCAGCTACTAATGGACAAGACATGTATGATTCTCATCTTTATTGGGGTCATTCTGCAGCAGAAAGGCAAATTGATATGATGAATAATAGAGGTCAAGGTACAACAATAGGAACAGGCGGATATTTTCCAGATGCAGATAACTTAATGTTCTTATGTTTTGCAGATGAATCTGATAACTATGGTCTTAATGGTGTAGGTAATGGAAGATGGGCAGATAGACAGAATTCTATGGTTGCTAATCTTAATACAGATGTTAACTCAGTTGTAAACTTTATAAATACAGTTGAAGCAGCAGCAGGTAATAATTCAATATATAGATCTACTTTCTTCCAAGTAAATGGTGCTACTCCAGATTTAGCACCATTAGTTGCTGATGGAGGAAATGCAGGTACAGATGGAGGAGGTTTATTACCATTTGGTATTAACGGTACAGAATTTACACCTCCAGCTGCAACATTTGCAGGATATAGTTCAGCACAATTCCAACAAATAACAGCTTGGTCAACAGGTGCGCCTATACGTTTAAGATGGAGAAGTGATTTAAATAATGTTCCAGCAACTCCAGGTGCTTATTGGTATAATCAAATAAGAACGGCACTAATTAATCATGGTTACACAGGAATTTAATTAAGAAGGCCATATAATAACTAAAGAGCCCGGTTTATGCCGGGCTTTTTTATTCTTCATTTTCTTCTAGTTCTTTTTGTAAACATGCAAGAGCACGCCAAGCAACCTTTGCGGTGTGACGAATCCCATCATCATCAATTGTACCTGCATCAATTAAGTGTCTAGCCAATGCATCATAATCATCATTAGACTTATTACGATCCCAATGAAGAGGTTTATCAGGATGATGTTGTTTGTTTCCCTGTAAGGATACACGAGCTATTTCCATAATAGCATCCGGGAAGTATCTAAGTACACCAGTAAATACTGGTCTTTCTTTTCTTTTTTCAGCTTTGTCCATAAATAGCCATTCTTTTTTAATCATTTCTTTTTTCTTTTTCTTCTTTCAGCCATAACGTCTTCAATCTTTCTAACTTCATATGCTCCACAAGGACCATCAGAAGCACGAGAGGTTGCTTTCCTATTTGTTCTTTGCCAATTATATGTTTGACTATCTTCATCACAGGGTATAAATTTAATACCAAGTTTGGAGTATTTTTCTATTCTTTTATCTTTTTTTTTCATTTGTCTTTATTTTTACGATAGTCTATTATAAAACCAACAGCTACGAGAATGTTCAATC